GAAGATTTGCTCAATTATCCCACGAATATTTAATAGAACAGCTTCAATTCACCGGTACTGAAACCCTTAACAAAAATACTAACCGTATTAAATTAAACTTCAATCATCCCTGCAAGGAATTAATCTGGGTAGCTAAAAGCAAAGGAGCTTACAAACCCAACAGATGGTATGATTATAATTTATACGATGCCCTCGATGCTGATAATGATCCCACGGGCTCTCTCAATTACACCAGCAACCTTACTATATATGGTGTAAAACCCGAAAAATACAAGAACCCTTTTACCAGCGCCATTCTCCAATTAAACGGCAATGATCGCTTCGCTGTAAGAGAGGGCATGTATTTCTCGCACGTCCAGCCCTTCCAACATCACACTAACGTCCCCGTTAATAACCCCATTAACGTGTACTCTTTCGCCTTAAAACCCGAAGATCATCAACCGAGCGGCACTTTAAATATGTCTCGTATAGATACCGCTACTTTGATGGTTGACGTCGTTGACCCCACTAAAGGCAACACTGTTACTTCGGCTAATTTCGACTACGAAGGCATTAATATATACGCCGTTAATTATAACGTATTACGCATATTATCCGGAATGGGTGGTTTAGCCTATTCTAATTAAAAATAATTAAGTAATTATAAAAATGTGTTATATCATTCCCTTTTTTTTTTCTCCTCTAATAGTATAAAGAATATAGCGTAAATGGGTGGTGGTCTTCTTCAATTAGTAGCTTATGGTGCTCAGGATGTTTATTTAACAGGTAATCCTCAAATTACCTTTTTTAAAGTAGTTTATCGTCGTCATACTAACTTCGCTATTGAAGCCATACAACAAACTTTCAACGGAACTCCTGATTTCGGAAATCGCGTAACCAGTCAAATATCGAGAAACGGCGATTTAATACATCGTGTATACTTAGTTGTTACGAATTACACTTCGACCAAAAAAGTATGCCCGTACTTCGGTCTTCGTTTAATGAATTATGTTGAAATCGAAATCGGTGGACAAAAAATAGATAAACACTATTCTCACTGGATGTATGTATGGAACGAGCTCACTTTACCTACCTCAAAGAAGGAAGGTTATAGAAAGATGGTCGGTGCTAATCCCACCGAAGCCGTATTAACTGCTGCTAATCTATATATTCCTTTAGAATTCTGGTTCTGCAGAAATGTCGGTTTAGCCCTTCCTCTAATTGCTCTCCAATATCACGAAGTTAAAATAAATATCCTCTTCGAAGATAAAGCTAAATGCATAGCTTCTTCGGAAACTGGCGATCTATCTCCCCTATCTTCTGCCTCTACCACTCTATGGGTCGATTATATCTTCTTGGATACTGATGAACGCCGAAGATTCGCTCAATTATCTCACGAATATTTAATAGAACAATTACAATTCACTGGTGCCGAAAGCGTAACTAATCTAACTGATGTCGCTGCTAATGTTGTACAAGTAAAACCCAAATTATCCTTCAATCATCCTTGCAAAGAGCTTGTATGGTTTGCTACCAGTGATTTTACCGCCGGTACTAAAAATAACAACTGGATGAATTATGGCACTACTGTTAACTCGTATGATACCGCCGGTACTGGTGTCGAATTTAATTCATCGAGCGCTGTAGTATCCACAAATCCTGTTAAATCTGCTAAACTTGTACTAAACGGCAATGATCGTTTCAGCGAACGCCCCGGTTCTTATTTCAATTTAATACAACCTTACCAGCACCACGGCAGTATCCCTGCTAACCCCGGTATCAACGTATATTCTTTTGCATTAAAACCCGAAGAACATCAACCGAGCGGCACATTAAATATGTCTCGTATAGATACCGCTGTATTAAACTTGAGTTTAACTGGCTTACGTTCAAGTCTCAATGGCGCTGTTAACTTACATGTATATGCCGTTAATTACAACGTTTTAAGAATATTATCTGGTATGGGCGGTTTAGCCTATTCCAATTAATATGTTTAATATGTTAAAGTAAAAGTAATAAAGTTTTATTATGCATTGTTAAATTGCTATAATATCCCTTTTTTTTTTCTCCTCTAATAGTATAAAGAATATAGCGTAAATGGGTGGTGGTCTTCTTCAATTAGTAGCTTATGGTGCTCAGGATGTTTATTTAACTGGTAATCCTCAAATTACCTTTTTTAAAGTAGTTTATCGTCGTCATACTAACTTCGCTATTGAAGCTATTCAACAGACATTTAACGGAAATGCCGGTTATGGAAATACCGTAACATGCCAAATATCGCGCAATGGTGATTTAATAAATCGCATGTATTTACAGGTTGATGTACCTGCGAGAAAAGCGGCTACTACAGGTACCTATGTTAATTACCTCGGTTTACGTCTAATTAAATCAGTTGTTATTGAAATTGGTGGGCAACAAATAGATAAACATTATTCCGATTGGCTATACATATGGAATGAGTTATCTTTACCTATCGGCAAGCGATATGCCTATGATACCATGGTTGGTGCCGATAAAGACATATTAACCGGAAAAGGCGCTACATTATATATACCTTTCGAGTTCTGGTTTTGCAGAAACGTAGGTCTTGCTCTGCCTTTAATCGCCCTTCAATATCACGAAGTTAAAGTTAAAATCGAGTTCGATTCCCTCGCAAATTGCTGCGATACTCCGGCCAGCTTCGATAATTTACAAAATGTTTCATTATGGGTCGATTACATCTTCTTAGATACCGATGAACGCCGAAGATTTGCTCAATTATCCCACGAATATTTAATAGAACAGCTTCAATTCACCGGTACTGAAACCCTTAACAAAAATACTAACCGTATTAAATTAAACTTCAATCATCCCTGCAAGGAATTAATCTG